TTTTGCGCCAGCAAGAACCTGCCCTGCCCCCATCGTTGCCAATGCCTCACCAGCAGTTTCAGCCCCTGCCTCAAGAACACGCTCGCCAGTTGTTTGTGCTTTTGGCAGGCCAATCAAATCTTTGATCTGGTCAAGATATTCGCTCGGTAATTTTACCTTGTCTGAATCTTCTTCTCTGATTCCATACTTTTTTGCAATTTCAGAATTGTATGCTCTTGCGCCAAGCTCAAGCAAGCCGCCAGCCAGTGCAGTTATTCCAGCACCCACAGCGACAGGCGCGCCCATTGCGGCAGCCCCAGCAGCACCAACACCTCCAGCAACTGTTGCTGGGCTAATCCCGCCTCTTGCTAGAATGCCAGCAGTTCTTGATGCAGAGAACCCATCTTGCCCTTGAGCTACTTGTTGGCCTTGCTCCTCAAAGCCTATTTTGCCAGACTTTGCTGAATCAAGCACGCTTTGCGGCGTGTCATCGGGGAACTCGACAAGGCCAACACCTGGGACTTCTTCGTACTTAGCCATTATTTCATCAACAATCCAGTTTTAGGATTGTATTTAGCTGCTGGTTGTGGTGCTAACTTCTTTATGCCAAAATTATTTATATCTTCTGGTGCTGAATTTGAATCAATAACTGATTGCAGGCTTTTCACGCCATAGCCATAAGCTCTAGCTGCTGATGCAAATTCAGATCCAACTGTTTTCTTCAATGACTTCAATCTTTCAGTTTGCGTTATGTCAAGAAATACCGCTGGATTTGCAACAGCGTCGTTCAGCATTTGCAATTCCTGCGGATTCATTTGGCCACCACCAGTAAGCGGGATTCGGAGTGCGGCAATCAAAGGTATTCTTGCCTGGGATGCTTGAGCCTTGTATTTTGCTGCCTCTAATGCGTTACCAGCAAGCACGGCATTCCTATATAATCCACCAAGCTCTATCAAGTTATCAATAGACGCTATTGACTGTACAAATGTAGGCAGTCTTTCGCGCATCTTTTTTGCTGCCTCGTCATCTTTTGCCATACCCTCAAGACCTGGGAGTTTTCTTGCGTTCTTCATTTCTTCCCTTGTTTGAGCTTCAAAATATGCCTTGTTTACGTTTACTGCATTTGCCCTATATTGCGCTTCTTCTGGAGTTTGCGCGGCTTTTACAAAATCATCAGCCTCACGGAATATATTGGCTTGTTCTTGAACACGCCTTCTCAGCACATCGGCACTTCCGCCAGCGGGCGCAGTTCCATAAGCTTCGCCAAGATTTACTGTTCCAACAAGACCTTCCTGCCTCTTTCGGTATGCCTCAAGTTCGGCCATCATTCTTGTCTTCTGTGCATTCAATAGATTTTCTTCGGCAACAAGACCTTGACCAGCCTGCATTGCTGCTTGCTGTGACATAACTGGACCAGATACATCAATATCAAGCGGAGCTGATGCGGCAGATACATCTCCCAGCCTCTGGCTTATCCCAGCTCTTTGTGCTTGGTTTAGATTTAGTGTTTCTTGAAGCTTCCTTGTTCTCTCTGCAATGTCTCCAGCCAGCCTAGCCTCGTAGTCTGGTTGGGCTTGCTCAATCTGTGATTTTAATACTTGCAACCTAAGAGCTTGTTCTTGCTCTTGCAAAAGCCTTTTCTTCTTACCCTCTGGGCCTTCAATGTTTATATTGATAGGCATGGATTATGCTCCGAAATTAATATTTGGCATGAAGCCAGAAAGTCCTCCAGCAACATTCGCAAAAGCTCTGGACGGAGATGTATATGTTGCAGCCTGTGCGCCAACTTGCGCGCCATAGGTGCTGGCTTGGTAATTGGACTGCGACCTGTATAGATCATTAAATGCTTGAGTAAGAGCAACAGGAATGTTCTGGTCAACTGCTTGGTAGAACGGCTGATAAGTAGAAGGCTGTTGGTTAAACCCACCAGGCAATGCTTGATTGGCTTGGATGTAGCTCTGCATTGCACCCTGCTGTTGGGCTGTCCGCTGGCCTGCGAGATTGTAGATGGAAGGTCCGCCACCAATGAAGTTAGCGGCTGCACCAAGCCTATTCTGACGCAATGCATCACGGAACGCTATGTCAGCTTTGAGCGCATCACCAGTTGACAAGCCAGACCCAAGGAAGCTCTGCGCTGCACCATAGCGTGCCAGCTTACGTTGCTCGCCAGCAGCACCAATCTGCGAGGCTTCTTGCACCGCTGGTCCTAGGCCAAATACGTTTCCACGGGCAGTCTGTGCGGCTCGGATAGATTGCTCGTATCCGCGCCGTTCTTCCGCACCAATGGTCGATCCAAGGCGTAATTGATTAAGAGCCTCGTCCTCGATGGTCTTGCGGATTTGCTCAGTCTCTGGCGTGGTTGTAGCACCAATTGGCTCAGTAGCCATCTGGCGATACTGCTGACCCAAGCCAACTGCAGTGCGGTAAGAATCTGGGTCAATCTGGAAAAGCTGTTGTGAAGCACGCTCTTCGGGTAGCTGGACGAAGGATCGGAAGGATGTGATCTCCTTTAGCCCTTCTGGGCTATCCATCGTGATAGGCGTGAAATTCTTTTGCATATCCTGCGCATTTGTAACTGCGCTGGTTACGCTTTTTAAGTCATCGTTGAGTTGCTTAATGAATACCTCTGAAGAGGCGCGCCTTGCATCTCCAGCAGGAAGTCCAGCAAGAAGTTGATTGGCGGAGTTTAAGCGTTCCGTTATTCCAGCAATCTGAGCATTGCCGCGATCAATCACGCTGTTTAGGCGGGATAGCTTTGTGTTGTTGTAATCGTCAACAATCTGCTGGTCGGAGACTTGGAAGTTAAGCCTAGATCCAAGATCAGACGATCCGTAATTACGATCAGCGGAAAGTTGTGATAGAGCTTGGTTGAAGGCTGGGCCAGCATTAGGATTTTGCATTCCCATACCTCCAGAAGTTAATGCTTGAATCTGAGAAGCAAGAGAGTTGCGAGTATTTTCTTGGCTTGTGACATCGGCAAGTTGCTTGTCATACTTCTGCTGCAGATTGTTAATCTTTATGTTGTTTGATAAATTTACAGCTTCTGCGTAGCTTCTTTGAGACTGCCCGATTAAATCGTTCCTTCTTCTTTCTGTTTGTTGTGCAAGCGTTCCTTGACCAGTTCTAGGACCATTTGAGTTAATTGGGAATTTGTCATTTATTTCCCTTGGTACGATCTCGCCTTTTTCGTTGACATCGTAAACAGTAGTTTTTGTAATTGCAAAATCTGGCATATTACGCCTTTAACTCTGGGTTGCTAATGTTCGTTCCAACAGTACCATAGAAATCAACTGGTCCTGGCTGGCGGTTAAACGCTACGTTCTGCTCAACTGAGGCATAAGGCGATGTGCCGTAAAGACGCTCGAACTGCCTAGTCATCTGATCGCCTAATCCACGATTCAAGGCATACGCTTGGGGGCTAGTTTCGTACTGCCTACGGAGCGATTCTAGGGTACGCTGTGGGCCATACTGACGTTCTAATTGCATCCCAGCCTGCACCCCAGCCTGCTGGTCTAGGGCTGACAACTGGCGTTCTAGGCCACGCTGTTGAGGCATATATTGGATACGAAGCTTATTCTCAAGCTCTGCCATCGCTGGGGCTTTCTCGATGTAGGTATCAATGTTCGTTCTGTACGCAGCAGCATTAGCCTGCGCCACCGCATTCGGATCGGGCGGAGGCGGAGGTGCAGGAATTGAAGGTCCTCCACCCATACTAAACCCTAGCCTTTCGCATAAATGTCATATAACAATAACTCCTTGGTTTGCCAGAACGATTAAAGGTGATCCGCTCGCGGGGACCAAAACGCTCCCAAAGGAGCAACAGCAAGCATCTCAAGGATTTAGCACCTTTTGAGGAGATAGTCAAATCAACAAACACATTCTGACCATCTTCGCTATGCACATAATGATTAGGCTCTTGCCCATCCTTGACGCACCTAGCTAAAGCCACACCAGCAATCCCATCCTTATCCTCGACTACGCCAACCATACCTTGCTTCTCAAACCATCCAAACCACTCAGCCAGGTTAGGCCACATAGCCTCTGGAACACCGCTTTGCTCAATATACTCAACAGCCGTCATATTGTCTGCTGGATCTGGACTGTATCTGGATTAGCAGCAGCCGTGATCTGGCGAATAGCCATCTTGTTTGCTGGTGTGGAAATCTTGATGTTGAGCAACCGCCACTTCTCGTACTTGCGTAAATCTGCTGCCAGCTTCTTCTTAACTGATGTCGGCAGGACTGCTGGAAGCACGAATGGGAGGGTCAATACTGAACTTGAGATGTCAATGTTGGATTGAACATCAATATCGCCAACGTCAATATCACGCTGGATTGCTACTGTGGCATCATTTGAAAACGAATTGTCAAAGATGACCTCGAAATACGATCCGTATTTTAGCGAGAAAGGATCACCAAAGTTGAAGTCCTTGGTGCGTACATAAGATTGGTAGTCAGTGCCAGCGTCTTGATAATCTGCGGACGTAGTTCCAGCGGGAGACTTGTACCCAGCATACTTCTCGATGATCCCATTGGTCTTCTTAAACATCGCCCTAGAACCTTCTTGATTAAAGTTCGTAAGCGTGAACTGCATAACCTGCGGACTCCAAGTTCCCTCGAATGCACTTAACGCCGTATTGTAAACCAAGAGCGTGTCGTTGTAATCGTTCGATCCAGTAGGTATAGCTAGGAAGTAGCGGTTGTCGTAGTAGATTGCAGTAGCCACCCTAATAGAATCCGTATTGATACTCTGGATCACATCCTTGACTATCTCTGAAACTGGTATGCCAACTGAGCTAAAGTCATCCGCTACAGACCGAACAAGCGATCTGATGCCGTTATCGGATAGGAACAGAATGTCGCTGCTTACTTGCACCGCAGTGCCAGTTGCCACGCATCCAGTGTTATTTGAAATGATCGAAACAATCCAATCCGCACCAGAAGTAGCATCGCTAGGAATATCAACCTGGAACACTCTGCGCTTCTTGAATACGATCAGCCTATTCTTGTAGTAAGGCACAACAGCCGTAATCTGATCGCCGTCATCGCCGTTGACAACGATGCTGTTGGTCGATGCCCATACAGAAGGATCAAGAATGTCGGAGGCGTAAAGCGTGTTTCTATTTGCACCAGAGCCAACGCCAAACAATCTGTTTTCAGCGTTGACTAAAATCCTAATACCCGCTGGAGGCGCGCTGACTGTTGCTGTTGCGGTAGCACCAGATCCGTTGCCAATGATTGTAACTGTGGGTGCGGTAGAATAACCAGACCCGCCATTGACAACCGTAACGCCAGTGACAGCCCCACCAGCGACCAGCGTAATCAGTTCTGGCATTGTGCCGCCAAGCGTTGGGCCAGTAATAATTGCAGTCGCGCTGGTATATCCAGTCCCACCAGTTGTTACTGTTATTGCCCTAACCTTGCCACCCTGCCTTTCAACCGCAGTTCCATCCCAAAAGTGTAGGTCGCTATCCGAATCAGACAGAAACATCTTGTCAACAAACTGTGCAAAAGATACCTCAATGTCTTCTGCCACGCTGTAGCCATCTCGCCATTGGCTGGTGGCTGCCGTCCAAACTATGTTTGTAGCACCCCATGTTAAGTACGGAGTATGAGGAGTTGCGCTTCCACTTGATTCAATGCTGTAAAATGTACCGCCAGTAACAGTCAACAATTGCTGGTATGCGGATGTCTCGTAGTAGCGCATCCCGCCAACCGAAGTTAACCCGCTGGTTGCGCCAGTAGCAAAGCTTGTTGCACCAACGCGAGTCTCAAGATTACCCTTTGGAGAAAGGGTCATATTGTACAACTCTTGTACTTGGTT